TCATCGGAATCTTGCTCAGAGACTACATTAGTGTCAGTGAGCTCTACCTTTGAATCTTCATCTACCTTATTCTCTTTAGCGACTTCAGAATTAGCTGATTCAACTGCCTCTAAGGGAAGTTCTTCTACTGATTCTGGAACTACTGCAGACTCTTGCTCATCAGCAACAACTGGTGCTGTCGATGAGTCTTTTGCAATTTGAGCTTCAAGTTGAGCAATTTTTTCATTTGCCTTTTTGAGAGCATCAAATGCTTCATCTTCTTTATCTGTAACCGTTTCTTCAGCTACTTTATTATCTTCAGTCTTAACTGACTCTTCTGCTTCTGGAGCTTCAGTAGCAGGAGTTTCCTCAACTACTTCTTCAGTCTCTGGTGCTGTTTCTGGTGCTGTTTCTGGATCTTCTTGAGCTTCCTGCCCTGAACCTGAAGCTATTGCCGACAGGTCGTTGCTAAGATCTTCAACAGCTGCGAGGATATCCTCACTTTTAACACTTTTTTTCATATTTGAGTTCTCCTCATAGCTATTACTATCTTTGTTCTCATTAGATAGTAATGAGTCGTTGTTATTATTGTAGTCTTCGCTCTCATGAATGGCTAAGGCAGTTAAAAACGCACCTTTTAAGTGCAAGTAAAGTGGCTTTGATTCTTTCTTCTTCATAGAACTGAGAATTGATTCATTCTCTTCTACGGACACAATATCCTCTGTGTCCATATGAAGTACAAAGGCTGAACTCTTTGCGACCCAACCGTCTTGAGAGTCTTGAACTGGTGTTCCATCGTTGGGGTTGATAGCTCTAATACTAGACTTTTGATCTGCAGGCTGGTTAACGAAAGAATACTCTTTAAACGAAATATCTTGCATGTCTGTAAAGGCAAGTTTGCCCTTGTAGACTTGACCCCTCTTATATTTAGATACTGCTGGTCTTCCACTCTCTGTCTCTTTTGCAAGGTCATCTCCAGAGATTGAACACACTGCTTTGCCAGCTCTACCGCCAACTGAACCTGTTAAGTATCTTTTATCAAGAACTTTTTGAATAGCTAACGGATCTGTTATTGCAATCTGCAAACGAACGAAAGAGCTACCATCAGCTTCCTTGTCCATCCTAGCTGCCATTACTCTGCCCATTGGCTCTGAGTTTAAATCATGATTTAATATAATTGGCTTTGGATATGGTTCAACCCATGACTGCAAAGCTTTTTCTAATTCAATTGCTGAGTAGTTATTGTAGTTTCCGTGTAAGACCTTCGTGGATAGCAGCAACTTCTATAATAAGGCCCTGATTGGAAGCAACTGACTCTCCAAAGTTAAAATCTGTTTTAGAAAAATCTGGCAGTACTACTGTAAAATTTTCTGTGAAATCAAATGCCATTAACATCTCCATGCTGATATGGTTTTTTCTCGTTGTTATTAATAGTAAGTTCCTTTTATACCATTAAACAATTTTATATAAAGATATCATATTTTTATATAGTTTTCAAATAAAATAGATTCTCTTGCATCGCCAGATTTTGCAAGATGCTGCAACATCTCTTCATGCATGACGTGCAGAGCATAAATGTATGATGCACTGTACAGACCAAGCTTTTTTTTCTTAGCTTCTAGACTCCAACCAAGATCTTCACCCTGTGAATGGACTGAATAATTTATTGATTCATATGCTTTTTTAGACATCATTTTTGCTGCCATAATTACGTCAGATTTAAAATAAGTTCCAAGTGGATAATCTCTTCTGCGATAGGCTCTTCCATCTTCATCATCTGACCAAGTCATTACACTTGGGTAATCAACTCCAACTGGAGTCATAAACATTAAAGGACTAACTGCGTCTGCGCCTTCTTTTATGTGGTTAATTAAAAGCTCTATTGTTGCAGGGTTTTTTAAAATTATATCAGAATCAAGACTAAAATAATATTCAGGCTTAACTTCCCTTACTCTATCGAGTATATGATTTCTTAGCGACACCATGTTGTAATACTTTGACATTGTCCACTGTCTTGAATTTCTTTGATGTTCAAAATGTGCTATGTCAGATCTCTCATGCACCTCAAAAAATGGTATTTCTGGGTGCGAATTGCGCCATGCAGACAAAAGATTTTTTATATTAAGATCGTCTGGTGATGTTTCAAATATAAAACCTATCTCATCTAATGGGACAGATTGTCTTTCTAGAGCTGAAGCCCACAGTGGAAATATCCAATCTCTTTTATATATTGGACAGCCTATTAATAATTTCATTTTATTCTGAAACTGTTGTTGCTTCTTCTTTTGAAGCATTTGTTTTAGCTGCAGGCTTTTTAGTCTCTTGAACTACTGCTGGCTTAATCTCTTCTACTTTTTCCTGAACTTCTATAACAGCAGGAGAAACAACAACTTCTTCGTCATCATCATCTTGCATCATTGCGCCAAAAATGTCTGCAAAAGTATCTATAATGCTTACTAATATTTCAAGAGCAAGACGTGTTTGTCCGTTATTAACTGCAACTTTAAATCCGTCGATTGCATTTTCTTCTTGAAGATATCTTTTTGACTCTTCCGATTCAATTATTAAACTCATGGTTTATCCTCATTGATTGTAGTTTCTTGTTGCTGAAATTTAGTCTCTTCAATTAATTCATCAGCTATAAGTATATTATACTGTTCTTCCAGCAAATTTTCAACTAATCCTAACCAAGCATTGTCTGATCTTTTAATGTTTGGAGAAGTTCTTCTTCCAGATTGGTTTTGAGGCCTTATTGTATTGCCAGCTCCTCTTCTTCCAGAAGTAAGATTAGACTGTCCTTTTGGAGCAGACTGTTGCTTATCTCCGTCTTTAGCTACGTCAATCGGCTGTTGATCTTGATTTACTTTTGCTATTTTTCCTTGAGCTTTAGATTGAATTTCTGATTGAGCTTTGGCGATTTCAATCTGAACCTTGCCTTGAATTGAGTTATACAATTCGCCCAATTCAACTTCTGGATCAATATTTAATTGAGTTCTAGCTTCGGTTAATGTAATCAAAGAGCTAACGTATTTTTGTATTATGTGTGTTTCTTTTTTAACCTGCGTGTCAACGTCAATCTCATTAAACTTAAAGAAGCATCTATCGGAAACGCTAGACTCGTATGGGTTGACTAGTGGATCAAACCCGCCTTCAAACAAAAGTTCGTTTAGGATATGAACTCTTACCATCTCTGCAAATTGCTTTTGAAACTGTTTGATTTTGTCATAGAGAGCTGTATCAAGTCTTTCTGACATCGATCTATTTCCACCACCCATGCTCATACCCAAGTGATGAGGAGCAACGCCCAGACCTATAGCAACTCTTTCCTTGAAGTGGTCGATATAGGAAGAAGCATCTAGCGATGCTCCATTAGCGCCTATGACATCAACATTATGTCTAAACGGAAGAATCAACCCACCTTCAGCTCTAAGATTTTCAATTTCAAAAGCAGCTTGATCAATTTCTTCTGGCTCTGCTGGCTGATCTGCTGTACCAATAGTGTATTTGTATAGAGGGAACAATTCTCTATGAACGAGGTTTTGAATGTCCTCTTCTATCTGACGGAGGGCGACAACATCGTCTAAAACATTTGAAAGGAAAGGAGTACCAAAAGCTCTTCCTGGCTTTCTTTCAAAAAACAAATGTATAACTCTATCTGCACTCCATACAGGATCTGTATCCGACGGAGCATAGGTCAAAGGATTTGTCTCTTGCATATATTGCTTAGGCTTATTAAATTTATCTCTGAGTATTCTTGTCTGTTCAGTTGGTATAAGATAATATCCAACTACTGGTTGAGACCCGCTAATTGGCGTAAGCTTTGTAGGAAAGTATTCAGAAAGATCTGCTCTAGCTTTAACGATAAAGACGTTAGCAAACTTAAAAAGTTGATCTGATAAATCGACAAGGAAGTCCAAGAATGGACGCTTCATCGCCATTTCCATATAATCTATTCTTTGATATAGGTACGCAACAGCTTCTGGATTTTCTCCAACTATTTGCCAACCCTCTTTCCAGAATAGGTCTTTATACTTTGCCATTGCCTGCTTGACATAAGAGTCAGTATCTATAGCCTGTATAATTCTTTCAAAGTTATATGGCGATGGTTCAAAGTCACTTCTGCCAGTGTAGTAGTAGTTTGAGCCTCTATAGCCCAAAGCAAGAGCAGCTACTCGCATACTCTTGTTAAGGCCAGTTATCTGAGATGGACTAAACTGTGCTGCAGCAAAGTCTAGCTCTTCGACTTGGTTATTTGAAAAAGGTAAATACTTACTTAGGGCCATAGCGGTTTTGTACTCCAGGAATAGG